CGGCGAACCAATCGACTAGCCAGGACCAGTTAGTCAAATTCCAGATGGTCTCGAGATTAATCTCGAGACCCAGAAGGTGGTTAGCCTTCTGAACGTAACTTTCCAAATTTCCCAGGAAACCATATGCCTGAGAAAGATGGTAAGTAAACGCACCGGAAAAGGAATATTGTTGTTTAACAATATCCCTGACTAACTGCGACGGGATTGAGCTGAACATAGGTGGCGGACTCTGGTTGTTAAACCCGGGTAAACCGAGCAAACTTCCAGAACTTGTGTCCGTCCCTAAGTCATCAACTCTGACCGTCTCAGCTTGTGTGAAACGCCGCCTCACGATTCGATCTGAATCGCGATTTAGTTGTGTTAAAAGCTTCGCAGCTTTTAGCACGGCTTGGGCCATTTGTTGTAGGTCCGATTTAAACGGACGTACACCAAACACGTAGTTGAGATACTCATCACTGCCTTTAACGGCATTGATAGAGCGTTCTCGAAACGCGCGAATACCGGGAACCCTGGGGAGACCATCCTTCAGGATTTCACCGATAAACGTGGCGGCGGCAGCTTCACTAGCTGTGGGCGCAACCGATCCTACGATACGAGAACCAACAACATCCAAAGTGGAGTTGCTGGGAGTACCGATGATCGGGTAGAGGTCAACGTTGAAAGACTGCGGCCTGAGAGGGCCGCGGTAAATCAACTTGCCCGGAAGACCAGTTTGCGGGACGATGTAATCGTCCTTACCCAAAACAACATGTTCGTTGTCTGGGTAATAAAACTGTTTCTTCTGAGTAGAGAAATCGTGACCGTTATCATACCGAGTGGAATACTCGGAAAAGATAGCGTCACGAAGTCCCTCCCCTACCATGCCCTCGTAGTCAACGTAGTCTGGCGTTCCCTTCTTTTTGGAACGCCAAGACGTAGTCGTTTGACTACCTTCGAAGTCCATGTTCACACCAGTCGGTAATCTGGCCCCATTAAGGGACCAGAAGGCCGACAGATAAGCCGTCGAACCTTTCAACGGTCTTGTCTGTGTGACAATGGGCATCGTATGTCCTCCCTACGGAAGTGATGGTAGTTCTGATTTCGGGGGTAACCCTACTGTCAGACTACCACGGCACACCACACTATGTGGCACAATGCGCCGGGAGGCCCCT